GTATTGATTTATCAATACTCAAAGATAATGTAGAACAATCAAAATACTCAATATTATAAATTATTATCAAATCGTTTTATAGTTATATAATATATTAAACGATTATGAATACACAACCAAATATACCTACTACCTCTACTAATATAGAAATGCCACAAAGTGTTCAAAATGTTGGAAATAATATAAGCGAAACCATGAATAATTTATCTGAATCTGTTAAATCCAGTCTGGATGGGTTCTCACAATCGGCTGAAACTGGGGTGGAAGCATCAAGTGGGTTTCTATCATCAAACACAATTATTGCCAAATTCGTATTTCTTATATTGATTGTCATTGTTTTTATTATCTTGTTGAATTTAGGAATTTTAGCTATTCAATATTTTACAAATCCGTATGGAAGCAATCCATACCTAATTGATGGTACATTTAGTGGCAACCAAAAGGAAACCATTAAACAAGACCCAAAACAGGCAGACTCCATTTTAATTAAACGTTCAAACAATCAATCTAGTGGTATTGAGTTCTCATGGTCTACATGGATACAAATTGACGAATTAAATGTCGGAGACAAACATCAACATATTTTCCACAAAGGAGTTAATGAATTTGACTCTAATGGTCTTGCAAAAATTAACAATGCTCCTGGATTATATATTAAAAATCTATCAACTGGTAACTCTACAAACACTGCTACATTGAAATTAATTATGTCAACAACAAGTACTAATACTGATTTTATTGAGATTGATGATATTCCATTGAAAAATTGGGTTAATATTATTGTTCGTATGAAAAACACAACATTAGATGTCTATGTTAATGGAACGGTTGCAGGGCGATTAAACCTCCGTGAGGTTCCTTTGCAAAATTATTATGATGTACATATTGGTCAAAATAATGGGTTTAATGGAAAAATATCTAATTTAAGATATTACGATTATGCATTGAATATTTTTGAAATAAATAAGGTGGTTGCTGCTGGTCCAAACCTGAATTCGGCAAAGAACTCACGCAAATTACAAGATAATTATTTCTATTTATCACCGTCTTGGTTTACCGCAAAAATATAAAATTTCTTTATATATGTTAAATGGCAACGATCAATGACCTTTGTAACCAACGAAAACAATATCTATTATTTAATAAACCACCAGTACGGTATAATCCACCAAATCCATATCCTAATTTTACACAAGAACAATTAAATATGCGACGAAAAGTTGAAGTTTTAAAATACAATAAAAATTCAACACAAGGACCTCAGTTAACCAAGGCACAAAAATTAAGTCAAATGCTTACACGAACTTCTAATTTATCGCGATTAGTTTGTCCAAATGATAAATATATACCAGTATTAACATCGGCTTCGGGTGTACCTGGACCACCTATATATTTAGTAGAAGACGATAATGTTCCATTATATAATTATGCACAAAGAACGGATGTGTATGGAGAACAAGTAACGGAAGAGGAGGATGAATTTGGAATCAATGTAATTTCAAACCAAATAATATCATCTTCACAAGACCATACTACATTTTGTAATTTAATTATTCGCCCAATTATAAAACAACCATTTACAAATTTTACAATACAAACACCGGTTTTATTTCGTATACGAGGCATTGGAATGCCTTCTTCTACAAATGATTCTACTATTACTGCTAAAATAACACCAACGAATGGAACTACTAATAATAGTTTTTTAGTTACATATAATGGTAATCCTATCACTAATAATGATTGTGAAACTAAATTTTTACAAAATAATTCTATCACATCTACATTAAAGGCTCCAAGTACTGACTCTTATAATTATTTTTGTGAAGCATATATTGGATTAGTAGAATTTACTATTCTTTCATTGAATACATCACCTGGATTTGTATATGATTTTAAATATAATTATATTGTTGATTATACCATTGTAAATGACACAGTTAACAATGATATTGCAAATAATATACAATTTGAATTATATATAAACATTGACAAATCTTATGTAATACAACCTGAAGAAAACTGTAATATTACTACAGTAATTACTGATTTGCCAGAAAAAAAAGTAGTGTTCTCTAGTAGTTAAATCAAAGTGGTATTTAATCATCCTCTTTATATTCAATATATTCATCGTATTTATCTCTACATAATGGACAATTATCACATTTCATTACACATTCTTCACATATGTAATGAAAACAGTTAGGTATAATTAATTTATTAGGAGTAATCTCTTCATAACATACTGGACAGTTTTCCAGTTTTCCCGATTCTATGTACATTGTACGAAACTTTTTTTGCATTCGTTTATAATTATCTTCTGCACGCTGGTAATTTTTGTCTACTATACTCGCTAATGTATTAACACGATTTGTTTTTCTTCTTAATTTTGTTTCTAAAAATTTAATTTCACGGTCTTTTTCTTCTAATAGTGTTAAGGGACGCGGGAAAGGTGTATGTGATTTATGATATACGACTTTTAAACGTAGATTTTGATCACATATTTGTAAATTTCTTATTCTTGGTAAATCTATTATTGACATATAAGATACTGGTATCATACCATCAAATAATTTGTATTTATCAAAATAATCATGAAAAGAATCAATAAAATCACTTAATAGCGGTGTTTCTTGAGTACAATATATAGGTTCACTATCAATCCATGTTTCTTCGCCATCCTCACTACTTACCGTTCTATCAAAATACGCACTAATAATTGAACTTGGTATAGTTAACTCATAATATTGTATACATTTATTTTTGTTTGAAGTAACTGAATTCAATTCATATGTTGAAATATTATACTTTGTTTCTTCATTTGGAATAGAAGTTACTGTTACATCAGATAAGAACATTTCTATTGCATTACGGAACAAATCATCTCGTGTTAGTTTAGGCATTGTCTATTAATTTAAGATTGTAAATTACATATTATTTTCTTCAATTTTTTGTTTTTGTTTTTGTTTTTGTTTTTGTTTTTCTATATAACTATAGTATATAATGCCTCGCTGTCCTCCCGGAACTCGTAGATGTCCTCCAAATGTTGGAAAATGCCATAAAACTGGTAAAACTGGTAAAACTGCTAAGAAACAACCAAAATTAAAGAAATCTGTTGAAAAAACACCTGAAATTGACCCTACTAAGGTGAAACGTACTTGGATGGAACACTTAAAATGGTGTTCTAATCATTTTAATATTAAGTATGGTAAAGCTATGACTGATGAGAGATGTCGCCAGATTTGGAAAGACACTCGTTAAGATGATTTTCTAAAAACTTTATTTCATACGTATTACTCATTTCAAAATTATTTGGATATGACTTGACATCAAACTCATATTCTTGTGTCTTACATAATATACAATATGTCATAAACTCACACATTTCTATATATTTACTTACTGAATCATAATAAATAATACAATCTTTTATATTTGAATTATAAAAATATTGATCTAATAATAATTCCGGATTGGATAAATGTATTTCAGGTTCATATATATTTTTTTCATCGAGATATTTTGTAAATATTACATACATTGATTTTATTTTTATAACAATTTTTTTATATTTTTCTATTATCTCATCTGTTGGTGTATAAGTACCTTCTAATTTTATTGTTTTTCCACAATGGTTTAATATCCATTTTAAATCTGCTAATATTATTCGGGTTATTAATGTATTATCAATACCTACAGTAAAATTATGTAACATATTTTTTTCATTATTATATTTTTGTTCTTCTTTTTTACACTCTAATAATTTTTCATATATATCATCATTTGACCAGTTATATATTTCTGTATACTTTATTAATATATCCTGTATTAAATTACATTGTAACTTTTTTACATTTAATATTTGATTCGTTTCTTCTATTATAAATTTTCTTTCATCTACGGTTAATAACTCATTAGAGTAACTACCACCACGAACATTATCTATTCCATAAAATTTCATATATTTTTTTACAAAATAATTTATTTCATCATCTTGACATATTGATATTGTTTCTATTATACGGATTGGCTTATATTTTGATAAATATTCATTTATCAATTCACATTCTGTTAACACAATCTGCATATCTACTTTATCATGAGTTGATACATGCAAAAATAACTTGTCCTTTTCTAATAAAATTATATGTAAAAACATTTGAATAAATAATATAATATTGAAATATTTATATTATTTTAGTTCTTCATACATTATGCATGTGTATGTGTAGTAATATTACGTGTTGGGTTTAAACACATATGTTGTGTGGGAAATGTTTGACCAGACATGCACTTACTTTCATCATCTACTTCAATACAACCGCGTTTCCCTTGATATTCACCGACTAAACACCAATTTGTTTTATTTGAGGTAATTGGGTTTTGAATAGGACTATTATTGTCATCTTCTTTTGGTTGTTCCGCAGAATAATTTGATGAATTTATTGATTTATCTAATTGTTGAACAGCATCTGTGTTTACATTATTACGACTTGCATCTTTTAATAAAGATGCTGCAGATTGAATTGTATCTCCAGCAATATCTATACCAGCCTTTGCTACATCTGTTGCTACATCGGTTGATTTATCTATTACTGTACCTGCTGTATATCCAAATACAGATAAAACTTGTGTAAATAATGGACCAAATACATTACTTATCGTTTGAATAATATTATCAAGTGAAGATAATAATTGTATACCTAAAAATGATAATATTAACAATCCTGTTAATATAACAATTACTAAATTCTTTCCGCTAAACATGTTGGATTCGGTTGATGTCACGGGTACAATCGGTGATTGGGTGACACTTGCCGTTATAGGGGTTCTTGTTGTTTCAAATGATTGATTCATAATATATATACTATGAATAGCTTTTTATTGAAAAATTAATAAATAATTATTTGTAAATGATTTAGAAGTTCGTTCAGTATTAACTTATAATTTATAGACTTATTCTAATGACTTTGATTGGAATGTTTGAAACCTTTTTATTCGTAAGTTTAGCAATTACATTTATATTAATTGTATTTTTAGTATATCATTTTAAAAGTCGCATTACAGTTGTTGAACATAAGTGTGATACAATGTTTGAAATTATTAATAATATTGTTGTTGAAATGAACAATGCACAGCCCGATATTATTAATAATAGTCAACCTACCATGCAGATGAATCAGTTCACTCCTACATTTGGTAATAAAATAGATATTAATATTAGCGAAGATGAAAGCGGTAGCGAAGATGAAAGCGGTAGCGAAGATGAAAGCGGCAGCGAAGATGAAAGCGGCAGCGAAGATGAAAGCGGCAGCGAAGATGATAATGAAGAACAAGATGAAAGCGGCAGCGAAGATGATAATGAAGAACAAGATGAAAATGATAGTGAAGATGAAAATAATGTAGAAGAAAGTATTAATACTGATAAACGTGTTATTAATATGGATAATCTACAAGACATGGATACAATTGATACCAATTCTGATAATGATAATAATACTCACATTGAAGGTGTAGATGAAATTAATGATGCAAACGTTGAGCCATTAAATACGTATCATTTAGATATGCATGTAGAAAAAATGGATGAACATACAAATAATTTAGATGATAATTCAATTGTAAGTACAAATACTGAAACCAAACATACCAGTAGTTCTGTATTTAAAAGAATGACCTTACCATTATTAAAAACATATGTTATAGAAAAAGGATTAATAAGCGATCCAAGCAAAATGAAAAAACAAGACCTTATTAATTTAATTGAAACGAATGATATTTAGTAATTTGACACACCCGATAAATAAAACCACTGTATAATATATAATTCTATTTGTATATTATAATGAAATTAAATTGTTCATTTGCACCCGAATGTATACATTCTGCATATCCTATAATAAAAGAAACTGTTCCAAAGTCTGAACGTGGTTATAATACGAATAATAAATATTCCAAATTTCCTCCATTGATGAGTGATGGACGCTCAATCACTGCTACATGGCAACATGATGCTGTTGCTAATCATAAATTAGTGCAAGATAATAATATAAAATCAAATTGGAACTATCGTAAATTTTTAACCGATAATGCAGCTAATGTAATGGAACAAAGCTTTAGAGAAAGTTCTAACGATGTAGGATATAATTCACGATATGCTACTGCACCAAATATTCAATCTAATTTTGTGTCTAATATGGGGTCCCCTACTTTTTATTCGTCGGTTGAACATAATCCCACTACACTTGGACATACAACAAGTGATTTGAAAACAAGCTATTTATCCAGAGAAATTTTACAAGCACGTAAAATATCGCCAGTAATTACACAAGATGAACTTATTAAATCATTTAGTGCACCAAAACCAGAAATATAAGTATTTAATTATTATGAAATATAGAAAGATTCACTGTATATTTCATAAATGAAAGTAATTAGTTTTGATATTGGAATCAAAAATATGGCTTACTGTGTATTATCTTCAACGGATAATTATGATAAACCAATCATAATACACGATTGGAATGTATTAAGTATGGTTGAAGAAAATAATTCAATTACTTATCCATGTAATTGTAGTATACCAGGCAAAAATAAAAAAACACCATCAAAACTATGTGGTAAAAAATCAAAATACCAAAAAAATGAACAATATTTTTGTGAGAAACATGCAAAAAAAAACACCCAATGGATTATTCCAACAAAACAACATAGTCTTAGTTATATAAAAAAGCAAAAAGTACAAGACATTATTACTCTATGTAACACACATATGTTACTTATCCATCATGATGTTAAAACCTTAAAAAAAGATAAATTAGTTGAAATATTAATGGAATTTTATCAACAACGATGTTATGAACCAATAATTGCATCAAAAAAAATAAATGCGAATGATGTTGATTTAATATGTATTGGAAAATCTATTAAACGCCTATTTAACCAATTACCTGATATTGATAGTATTACACATGTACTTATTGAAAACCAAATATCGCCTATTGCAAATCGCATGAAAACAATACAAGGTATGTTAGCTCAATATTTTATCATGAAAAGTGATAATATACATATTGAGTTTGTATCTTCGTCTCACAAATTACGACAATTTAAAGATATTAGTGGCATTGTACCCATACAAAATACAATAACGCCTGTTGATAAAACAGTGAAAAACCCAAATTATAAAAGTCATAAGAATGACGGCATTTTATATACAAATCAAATCCTTTGTAAAAATGATGACTTCAATAAATGGAGTTCTGCTATGAATACACCCAAAAAAGATGATTTAGCTGATGCATTTTTACAAGGGTTATGGTATTTCAAAAACCAAAATATAATATTATATGCGGATGATTTAAATATAAAACTTGTATAAATATCATAACAATGGAAACGATTGACATTAGTTTAGATAACTTAGAGCCAATTTCACTCAATAAAGATAGCAATATGACAACTCCTTCTGTTAATTTTGGTTCAGGTATTGAATTACTCATGAATGATAAAAAAAGAACGACTTCTGGTGATAATATTCAACTTGATTTAGGGGATTTAGATACATTAGAAAAGGAAATGAATGATTTAACTGGAAATTCTGCAGAAAAACCAACTGCATCTACTGATAGTAACACAAAATCTCTTGGTGGTATGGCAGCTAATTTATTTGGTTTAGGCGGATTTACCAATACTGCAGATACTACTACGATTCAACCTGATGAATTACCTAATGAGAATGCCAATTTGGGACATGCTACTCGTGAAAGTGCTGGTAATACACATACATGGGATGGTTTTTCAAAAATGAATGATGTTCCTTCATCTGGTCCATCATCATCGTATTCATCAAATTTAAATGACCGTGAAAAGAGACGAAAAAAACGCATGATGTTGAAAAAAATGGATGAATGGTATGAAAAGGGACAATTAAAACAGGGTACACAGCTTAATATTGATTCGCCATATGATGAAATTGAAGATGAGTATGAGTCTGTTATGGATGACAAACGTAAAAAAGATGCAATTAAGTTACAGGGGTGGTGGATGATGACTTTTATTAATTCTTTAGAATATGGTAATGCTGTATTTAATCCATTTGATTTAAATTTAGATGGTTGGGGAGAACAAGTTAGTGAAGATATAGATAGTTATGAAGAAATTTTTGCGGAATTACATGACAAATATAAAGGAGGTAAAATGGCACCAGAATTATCATTATTGCTACGTGTTGGATTTAGTGCAGCGGTATTAAATTTTTCTAACAAAGCATTATCTACTGCAACCCCCGGATTTAATGATGTTATTAAACAAAGTCCTGAACTAATGAAAATGTTTACAAATGCTACAGTTAGTAGTATGAGCCAACAATCCCCGAGTTTTGAGTTTGCACAGAATTTAATGCAAGACCATAATAACCGTCCAACAGGACCACCACCACCAGCACCCGTAAAAACACAAAATCAACCACCCCCACAACGTCCTGGTATGAATTTTACAGAAGCACAAAGTAACCGTCCAGACATAGATGCAAGTAGA